TTCTTAATGAGTCCCATCTGAAGCATTTGCTCTGCCATTTGCACACGACCGGCAGTGGTACGAGCAAGGGGGTTACCCACGCTAACGATTACACGGCTGATAGCTCCAATTTCATCCCCGGTAAACTGCTTAAGAAGAGATCTGTTGTTTTTACCAACAAGAGCAATGGTCTTAGGAGTCTTTGCGTAGTCCTTGAGGATGTTGATAAGGCCAGTGCCGATATCTTCGATGAGTTTTACATAGTTATGCTGAAGACCGGAGATAAATTGGAGGGACATTGACTGAACGAGAGCCAATGCCGTACCGGATTTAAGAGAAGCTTCCGGATTACCACGAGTAACCGAGTTAACTCCCGAAATAGTTTCCATTTGTTGGACAAGCATCTCAACAAACTTGAAGACTTCCGGAGGAGTGGCAGTCATATTGAGCGGCTCAGGCTTGCTATTACCCTCAATGATGTTCAATGCGCCTTCAAGACTGTTGATGTCCAAGTCTGCACCACGGGGTACAAACAAGTTCTGCACACCAAATGCCGATTGGTTCGTCATGATGGTGCTATATAGCGAGTTTGCTGCTTCTTGAAGCGGGAAAAGGTCAAACATCGGACTATATCCGTACGGAGTCCCCATGTATTCACCAGCGCTAATGCGGAATACGGGAACCTGACGATAAGGAAGTGGAAGATCAAGCAATACCAGATCGTCATCAAGGAACATCACATAGCGACCTTCAGGAAGGGCTTCAGTGCGTTCATGAAAAAACTCATATACAGGAATATCATCGGTGTTGTCGTTAGAAAACACAGACAAACGGTACTGAGATGCGTAGTTTTTGGTTTGCATGCGGCTAATACGGTCAGCAAGCTCCGGATACTTAGCCATAAGATTGAATTTGTTTTCAAAACTACGAACAATTACCCATTCGTGGTTCCAAGTTTCTTTTGTTCCGTCGAATACCACATCAAACGGAGAAAGATTGGTGAATTGAAGCTCACCTTCGTAGTTCTTTTCTCCAGTTTCTGGATCAAAATCATAAAGTTCTCCGGCAGTGGCGTTCCATTCCATTCGAACGAATCCAGTGCCGAGAACAATCGCCATTTCGGTGGCACGACGGATGACATCTTCAAGACCTTTTTCCTTCATGTAGTAGTCAAGGATGCCGTTTGCAAGGTAAGTTTGGGAAAGCGACTTGTAGTCGGTGTTTACTGCCCTTGCTTCCATCGTAGGACGGTTGGCGGTAATCATGTTAAGCATGTGTTGGGCAATGTTACGGAAATGGTTTACAGGAAGACCGACAAGTTCACCTTGCTCTCCGGTAAAAGTAACACGATGGCTATCTCCGGCGATGGTGGCATTATATTGGCCATGATAAAACAACCACATCCTCACCAAGTTATCGAGGTAGTAGTTCATGGTGAGAATATTATAGAACGAGGATGCTTTAGATAGACAAGTGGATGCCAACTTTTCGGCATCTTCTGCGGCAAAGTATGTTTCTATATTGCTTTTGTCGTTATTAAGAAGATCAGTAGCCATGTTATTTCGCCTTTAAGTTTAATATTTTCCTGTAAATATTTTCTTTTTCTATACTCTTAGTTGTTAAATTATTGAACATATCTTCTGAACGATAATTAAACCCGTAATTTTTAGGATATGGGTTCCTTTTGTAGTCTATACTCTTTAGTAGGTAAGCACAAGCGTCCACTGCGTCATAATGCGAGCCTTGAGGACACCGGGCAAATGTGTCTTTAGCGGTCGTAGATGCCCATTTGGCGTTCTTTAGGTGGCGGATAAGGGTAACACAACGGGGATTGATGGCTATCTTATTTGAGTTTACCATCATTCTGAGGTTATTGATGCTGGCATGCTTACCTTCTTTATCTGCCATCTCAAAATGCACCTGATAATTGGTGGCTCTCTTTATCTCATTAATAGCAATGAGGTTATGATCGCTGACTCTTTTCCTCGGTTTTATTAACTCGCCAGTAATCTTATTGGTCCAAAGCTGTTTTTCTTTAGCAATAATCTGATTGCCAAGCTTATCCAAATACATCTCTGTACCGTAAGTAACAATTTCGTCCTGTATTACCACTTTATCCAATCTAAAGTCGTAATAGGCAAACAAAACAACGGTCCAATCCTTATATCCCAAGTCCATTGACACATATGCGTCATAAAATGGAGGTTCGGGCAAGTCCTGCACTATCTCTGGCACTTTTTCGTCTGTAAATTCAGGCACTACAGAGTTAGTTTTAGACTTAATCATGCGGCAGTAAAGCTCTCGTTGGGTCGATTCGCTATTAATGCCACCAAGTTCTTCTATTAGCTTAACCTTTTCTTCTTTATCGATACGAGGATTGTCGTCAATGGTCTTAACAACGATGGACCCTCTGGCCTCTGCCTCCTCGATAAAGTCCACGAAATCGTGTTCTACATCCTCTGGAGGGGTTGAGGCGAGCAATATCTTGCCCTTTGTGATAAGGGTGGTGGGAAGCAAAATGTCTCGGACACAGTACTTAAGATCCATGCAGCTACCGGCTTCATCAACAATAGCAAGATCGGAGTCACCACCCCTTAAGCGCTCCGCCGCACCACCATCTGTACCAGAAAGCTGTAATTCGGACCCATTAGGGAAATAAAAGATGTTATCTTTAGCTTTATACTCGGGTTTAATGTCATCCGGACAAGACTCTAATATCTTTCTCATCAACGGACGAATAATCAAGTTCACCTGTACTCGAGTGGGAGCAAGAAATTTAATGATGGCTCCGGGCTTTTTAAGACACATCTCAATGGCAAGCACACAGAGACAGTAAGATTTGCCGGATCGACGAGCAAGAAGCCAAGTTTGCACCCTATAATCGGTGTTATAATACAAATCATAAAGCTCTTTTTGATTGGTATCTAACATCCAAGAGAGGTGGCCTCTGCGCCACAGCGCCTCTTTTGCGAGTCTGGGATCAACTTTAGCCTTGTTGGACATCTGAACTTTCCACTAACTTAAGAAGTTCTTCATCTGACAATTTTTGTACATTAATATCGCTAGTTTTAGAAGATTTTTTAATGTTCTCGAGTACTTCAGTGAAGATGGCAAACTTCTTTGCTTCTTCAAAAGTAAGCTCTCGAGTAACCGCTTTATCTTTAAGAATAGTAATTTGGGTTTCGCAAATGAGTTGTTCATTGCTAACGCCCAATCCATCAAAAGTGATGGTAGGAAGATTGTTCTCAAGCATGGTTTTCATGCTCGCCTTTTCTTCCTCAAGCTTCTTTATTTGCTTTTTTAATTCTTGAATGGTCTTAAACTGTGTATCGCTGTAGTTCTGCAACTCAGTGAAAGACTTTTCCAAATCACCGATGTCGGCCATAAATTACAGAGCCTTCTTAAAGCCTTGACCCATCTTAACGCCAACAATAGCGGTCTTAAGATTGTCAATTTCAACGGCCATCTTGCTGATGACCTCGTTCTGTTTGGCTACCACTTCGGAAATTTCTTGGATTTTCTTGTGCTTTTCTAAATAATCTTTGAGGGCGGTGTAAGCGGTAAGGGCAAAGATAACGCCCATCTCCGGAGCATTCACACCGTAAGTGACGAGTTTCAATACGAACAAACTAAGAAGACTAATGGGTAAATATTTAATAATGGTTTCCATGATTAACCTCTACCCTTAGTTGTTAAAATTCGTTTCTATAATTACTTATTTTTTATAAAAGGTTTTGGAGATTGACCTCGTTATGTATGTATTGCGATATTTATCGCTGTAGGTACTACTCGACCACCTTTGATAGTAGTTGTTAAATTATTGAATATTATAAATATATTTCTATATTAATATTTTGACTTTTTTAACAACTCAAGCATGACCCTAAACAGGTTCTGTCATATATGCTCAGGTTATTTCAGGCCTCTGGAAAGATATTCCGGATGGAAAGCTTGCAATTGTGGGGTTAGAAGAAGGGAAATGGAAATGATAGACTTAGAAGACTACATCACCGCCTCAGGGAAATACCCGGAGAGACTGAATAGCGACGAACTTACTAAAGCCGTAAAAGATAACGCCGTAGTATTACTTAACAAAGTTAATCAACTACTTCAAGAGTTAAAGATATTTGATGTTAAGGTATCTTCAGGATTTAGACCATCAGCAGTAAACGCCAAGGT